CCCCGCCATCACCCGCAAGAAGTCCAACGTCAAAGCATCAGTGGCCACGCTCCCTGAAGAAGACCCGCGATACGTCCCAGCGGGCAAGCTCTCCAGCGTCGCGCCTGGCAAGCGCCACTTCTACCAAGAGGTTGAGGCTGCCCTCTGGGCTGACCGCTTCCCCCTCGAAGAACTCAAAAAAACCGAGCGCCTCGACCAGCGCGAGTTTGCGGCTCTCTACCAACAACAGCCTTTCATCAAGGGCGGCAACCTAATTAAGACCACATGGTGGAAGACGGTCCCTCCCGACGAAGCGCCTGAGTGCCAAACGGTCATCATCGCCGCCGACACTGCCTTCAAGAAGACCGAGACCGCCGACTACTCTGTCCTCATGGTTTTGGGCATGGACCATGCTGGCGACATCCACATCTTGGACGTCGTTCGCAACCGCTATGATTTCCCCGAACTAAAGCGTGCCACCATCACCCAGAACGCCAAGTGGCGTGGTCGCGGCCTTCGCGGCCTCTACATCGAGGACAAGGCGTCAGGCCAGTCGCTGATCCAAGAGCTTCGGAACCAGTCTGGTGTCAGCGTCATCCCAGTAAAGGTCACGACTGACAAAGTTGCCCGCCTGAACGCAGTCTCTCCGCTCATCGAGGGGGGACGAGTTTTTCTTCCCCGTGAGGCAGAGTGGCTCGACGACTTTATGGACGAGGCCCAATCGTTCCCGAATGGCAAGCATGACGACATGATCGACGCCCTCACTATCGGCCTGGACGCTATTTCCCGCATGGGCGGCCCAGCGAGCCAGATGATGACTGGGCCTATCGAGATGGGGATGTCGCTCAACAGCCAGATGGCGAGCAACTGGGGCCAAAGCCACCACACAAAACTGAAGAGCCAGTCTGATTTCAAAGGCTGGGGGGAATTGTAAGCGATGCACTACAAACAACAGACCGAGGCTGCCTCTTCAGAAGTGATTGTAGACCTGTCGGACCTCACCCGTCCCTTGATGGAATACGAAGACATCTCTGACATGCTGTCTGACAAGCAAGAGCAGAAGCTGATCGACTACGTCCGCGCCTGCATGAAAATGTCCCACGACCGCATCAGCCGCCGCTACGGCCACTGGCGCGACGCAGACCGCGCTCATGACGTCTGGGTGCCAGCCGACTCCACCAAGTTCCGCGAGAAGGCGGTCATTGCGGACACCCGCGCCATCGCTGACACCGTCCTGACCTACCTGATGTCGGCCCTGACTGGCCGCAATCCTATGTTCCAGCTTGAGGGTCTCAACCGCAAGTCTCGCCAATCATCCATGATCCTTGAGCGCCTTCTCCACCAGCACATGCGTCGCACTGCGGGCGAGGCCCGCATTGCTCAGATGCTGATGGACTCGATCCGCTATGGTTTTGCGCCCACCAAGTGCGTTTGGAACCCCGTCACCAAGACCAACGACATCGTGAACTTCGACCCTCGCCGCGCCTTCCCAGACCCTCGCGTCAACTGGGGCGACTGGGATCGTATGCAGTTCATGGTTTTCACGGATCACATGTCCACATCGGCCCTTATCGGTTCGCAGCTTTACCCCAAGGTCTCCAAATACCCTGGCCTGCGCCGCCGCATGTCGAACTCGAACGGCTCGTGGCCTGGCCACAAGTGGGCCAAGGAGGAGGGTCGCGGCCTCAACATCAACCCAGAGGACAAGGGCGCGGTCGAGAACGCGGCGCACTTCTCTCTCGACCAGTCGCGTGTAGTTGACGAGGCGTGGATACGGCTCAACGGCTACGAAGTGAACCTGCCGCAGCTTGAGCAGGTCTGGCTCCTCGTGACAATTCTTGACGAGTCTGCGGTCATTCGCTTCCAGCTCAACCCGTATGGCCGCCAATTCCCTATCGCCATCGGTGGCCTCTATCACGACAGCCACAAGACGTATGCCCAGTCGCTTTACGACTTGCTGCTGCCCCTGCATGAAATCTCGACTTGGCTGCTTCGCTCACGCATCGACAACGTGCAGGCCGCCCTCAACAACCTCATCTTTGTAGACCCGACCTCAGTCTCTGTCCCCGACCTCATCGACCGCAACCCGTGGGGCGTGGTCCGAACCTTGCCTGGCACGAAGCCTGGTGACGGCGTCTTCATTGCCGAAGTCCCCGACGTGACGCGCGGCCACTGGAACGACATTGGCGCTATGTCAGACCTCAAGCAGCGCCTTTCCGCCGCTTCCGACGCCCAGCAGGGTATGCCGACCGCAGACGGCATCCGCACGGCCACGGAAATCCAGCGCCTTACCCAGCTCGGCTCTCAGCGCCTTGGCGTCATCAGTCGCTTGATGTCTGCCACGACTGTCCGCCCGCTGGTCCGCATGATGGTATCCAACCTCCAAGACGCCCTCGAATACGAAGGCTCCCTGCGCGTTGGCGCTGGCGACAGCCCAGGCCAGCTCTCTGGCCTCGTGAAAGACGACTACATCGACTTCAACATTGGCATGATCCAGGGCGACATTGACTACCTTGTCGTGGACGGCACGCTCCCCGTGGAGCCTGCGCGGAACGCGGAGACTTGGATGAACATGCTCCAAGTCATGAACAACACTGGCCTCAACATGGAATACAAGACTGGCAAGATTGCTGAAGAGGCCATCCGCGCGATGGGCGTAAGCGACTTGGACCAGTTCAAAATCTCCAAGCAGGAGCAGGACCAGGGCATGTCTCCATCTCAGCGCATGTCGATGATGGAAAAGATGCGCGGCGCATCTGTCATGCCTCAAGACCAGCTTGAGCAGCAAGTCAAGGCTGGCAACCTCAAACCGATGGGAGCCTGACATGGCCACAAAACCTAACGCCTCGCAACTTGAGCAAGCATCTTTGCTCCCGCCGAACGCCCGCTCCTGGGTCAAGACTTATGTCGACGAGCGTCTTGAGCGCATCTCGGCGGCCTTAGCCTCCAAGATTGAGGTGCAGCTTTCCAGTCCGTCCCAAGTTGTTCCGACCTGCTCTTGTGCGTCTCGTGTGGACGACTTGACCAGACGCATCGAATACCTTGAAGCGACCAAAAACGACGATGAGCGCTACTCGCTGACCAAGGCAAAAGTAGTCGAGCTTCTAAAAAAACACGGGATTGAGTAATGTCTCAGACGCGCCCAAAGCTAGAACAGGTAGAGTTTCGGTCCTCTCGGACGGGAACCCATTCGCTTGACACCTACCTTGAGAGCGCAGAGTTCGGTGACAGAACGATCCCCGATCTTCTGAACGACATCTTCCAGAGCGATGGCAATCTACGGGACGACATCTTCGAGTTCCGCGTCGACCCCAGCACCTACGCGCTGCAAACCCGTCGCGGTGTCTATCTCAACCAGAACTCAAACTGGGTGGATGTCCCGTCTGGCTACTTCTTCCGCCCTCGCGGCACTTGGGCTGCTGGCACTGACTACCAGGTCCACGACCTGTTCCTTTACCAGTCTTCGCTGTTCATGGTCATCGAGGCGCACACCTCGGCGTCTGGCGGCCCAGTCGCCAACCAAGTTATGACCCTCATCAACGGCGTCGCTGGCCGCATTCCCGTCGAAGATGCGGAGCTGGTCGGCAACAAGCTGAAGTTCCTACAGGTCCGCCCAGGCGAAGATGGCTACCAGCTCGTAAACTCGGCGGCGAAGCCTGCTTTTTTTGGCTTCCGTCTGTCGGCAGACGAGACAGAGCTGGAGTTGGTCTACGGCACAAGCGACGACTATCGACCTTCTGATTTTGACGGATGGGCTGTCCTCGACATTGGCTTCACTTTTGGCATCCGCAACAACGAACTGGTGAATGTCCTATGACTGTTGACACAAAAAACATCGGTTACAAGTGGCGTGGCGCTCACAACCCCTTAGCCACTTATGGCAAAGGCGACGTGGTGATGCTTAACGGCATTCCCCACCGTCACAACGGCGCGGCATTCACCCCAATGAGTGGCCCCCTTGCAGCTTCTGGCCACCAGCTCGGCGCAATCGCGTCAGGCTCTGGCCCGTCCATCCCGACTGGCATCCCTGGCCAGAACCTGAAGTGGTCTGCGAACGGCCCAGAATACCAGTTTGACTCTGGCCGTCGGTCGACTGGCGCTGTCGCGCTCGCCAAGACCTTCTGGTCCAACCCAGAGCGCTACAACGGCAATTTCTCGAACGCTGCCATCATGTCGGACGGCGGCGTCATGACGTGGGGCTTGAACCAAAACGGCTGCCTCGGCAACGGAACCACAACCCAGATCAACCGAACGCTGCCAGGTCGCGTCGGCTTCTCAAACGCTCCAGGCATGTCCAAATTGTTTGCGCTTTACGCAGGCTCCTACATGGCTATCGACGAGTTCGGTCGCCTTTGGGCGTGGGGTTACAACAACCAGGGCCAGCTCGGCGTTGGCGACACGACCACAAGATACACACCAGTCTTGTCCAGTGGCAGCGGCGAGCTGCCAGACTCAGAGCAAGTAGTCGATATTGCCTACAGCGCTCATTACTCTGGCAACCAGGGCGTCATCGCACTAACCGCGAACGGAAATGCTTACTTCGCGGGTTATAACGCCGTGAACATGGCTGGCATAAATGACAACAACGCGTCTGAGAACATCCTGTCTTGGCGGCGCATCCCTGTAGATTTCTTCGTTGCGAAAGCCTTTGTTTGCAATGAAGGCTCCTACCCAGGCACGGCGCTCCTGAACCCTCAAGGTCATTGCTACTTTGCTGGCCACGCCTTCTTCACAGATTACTCGAACAACCAAAGTGGAACGGCTCCTCGCCATGTCCTGTGGAACGAGTCAATCCAGCGCCCAGTCGTCGACTTCTCGATTGCCAATTCATGCGCCTACGTCAACACATCCGCTTATTCCACCCAATACTATTTCTATGCCGTGGTTCACGCGGACGGCGGCATTCAGACAAAGCAGTCCGCATACTCAATGTCGTTGGTCGATACGACGCACCCGTCGTATCAGAGCGCCCGCTACACCCCCGACGACCGCATCAGCGATGTGGCCCAACTGCTGTGCTTCTCTGGCCAGAACGAGACTATGGTCGCTCTCAAAAAAGACGGAACGATCTGGGCTTGCGGATACAAGCAAGACATCATGCAGGGCGGCGCGACGAACCCCTACGCCACCACCGCATACCTCAACGAGAATGTCTGGCAACAGCTCACTGAGCTGGGCAGCAACAACACACGCATGGTTGGCATGGGCGGCCAATACAACAAGACCATTGCCGTCCTGAAGCCCAACGGCACCGCCGCTGTATTTGGCAATGCCCAGATGGGGCAAAACGCCAATGGCAGGCCAGAGGGAGGCTACCGTGGTGACGTCTTGCTCCGTGGCAACATTATCGACGTCACGCTCCAGGGCGACACTTGGGTCTACCCAGGCGGCAACATGATTATGTCGACGTTCCTTTTGAGCGACGGCAGCATCTACACGTCAGGTCATGGCGGATACTACCAGCTTGGGAACGACGATGACGGTGACACCCGCTCCGCGCCCAGCATTGTGCTAACTTGAGGAAACCAAAATGGCTACAGTCTCTCTCGGAAAAATTGCCTTCAAGTATCGCGGTGCTTACAGCGCGTCTGATACCTACGCTTCACAAGACATTGTGACGTATCTTGGGTCGTCGTATGTTTGCACGGTCGACAACACGACAGGCACAGACCCCCTCAACACGTCAAATTGGAGCCAGTTCGCCGCTGGCATCGACCCCTCAAACCTTTCTGTCGGAAGTCTCGTGGCATTCGACGGCACGTCTTTTGTGGACATCCCAGTCGGCAACGTCGGAGACGTCCTGACGGTTGGCGCTCAGGGTATGCCTGCCTTTGGCCTAAGTGGGAACAGACCAGCTCTCCGCGTGAAGGCTCTCTCCAAGTGCCGTGGCTTCTCTAACTACTCCACGTTCTGCATCATGGAGGACGGCAGTGTCCGCGCTTGGGGGGCAAATGGCGTCTACCAGCTTGGTATCGGCGCAACCACGTCGAACAGGACTTACCCCTCCACGGTGGCCTTCCCCAACGGCGCTCCAGCAATCGAGAAGTTGTTCAACGACTACTACAACAACACCTACGCTATTGACGCCAACGGGGGCTTTTGGGCCTGGGGGGGCAATGACTACGGCACCATCGGCATGGGTGTTATAAACACTGACGTTTATACGCCCCTTTGCGTCACTGCCATCAACGATATTCAGAACTCGCTTTACGGCAAGCAAGTCGTCAAGGTCGCCACGAAGATCAGCGCGGACCAGTATGAGTCCACGCATGTCCTCTGCACAGACGGCACGGTCCACGCCTGCGGCTACAATGCTTATGGCCAGCTAGGGGACGGTAGCACCACCGATAAATACTGGTATTCTCAGATCAACATCATCAACAACATCGTTGACCTTCAGGCTGGTCGCGGACGCTACACAGCCGTCTTTGCGCTAAACGCTTCTGGAGAAGTCTACTCTTGGGGTAACGGTGGCGGGAACATTCTCGGCCACGGGTCGACGTCGAACCTGACGATCCCGAACAAGATAGCCACTCTCAATGGCATCAACATCGTCTCGATGTCAGTGGCTGGCGAACATGCCTGCTTCCTTGCAGACAATGGCGACCTCTACGCAGTTGGAGAGAACACGACTTACGGCAACCTCGGCACTGGGGATACGATTGACCGCCTGACCCCAGTTCTTGTCGCCACTGACGTTGCACAAGTCTATGCGATGGGGGTGTCGTCCAGCGGGAGGCGCACATACATTGTTAAAACGGATGGGTCGCTCTGGGCTTGCGGGTCGAATGTGTATTCAGGTCTTGGTGTAGATGCAACGACCACACACTACGCAAATTTTGCACCATGCCTCAAGACAGAAGACGATGGCGTGACAACCAGCCCCATGACGGGCGTAGTTGATCTTTCTCCATCTGGCAACGCGACCCCTAACGTTATCCTGAAGGACGCCAACAACATCTGCTGGGGTCTTGGTTACAATGCAACAGGCGTCCTTGGTAACGGCAATAACCTGTCGACAAGCACCTACTTCCGACCTGTCCTTATCCACCGCCGCTCCGTTGTGGACTTCGGCCTTTCTGGGCCAGAGTCGGCAATGATTTCCCAGTTCCTTCTGGACGACGGCCAGCTCTACATTTCTGGGTCTGGAGGCAACAACCAGAACACGGACGATGACGCTGACAATTGGTTCGTCCCTGGCCCAGTAATCTTCTAATCGGGACGAACGCGTCGGTGTAATTTTATAACCTAGTCAAGCAAACCCGCAGCAAATGCTGCGCCGCAACGAAAGGACTTAGCGGTGGCTGAACAAACCTTTACTATCAGCCCCGCCGAGCTGGAAGCGATGCTAGAGCGTGCCGCGCGTCGCGGCGCAAAAGAAGCATTATCTCAAGTCGGCCTGCACGACGACGGTGCGGGAAACGACATTCGTGACTTGCGCCAGCTTCTTCTGAGCTGGCGCGATATTCGCAGCACCGCAACAAGGACATTCGTTAAGTGGCTGGTCATGCTCCTACTTGGGGCGCTGTCTGCTGGCGCGTATGTAACACTGGGCAAATGAGCAACAAAACAAAGCACGCTGAACTTGAAAAACTCCTCAAATCACCTGGATGGAAGATTTTGCAGGAGCAAATGGAAACCGCGATACTACAGGCAGCCTATCAAATGGTTGACCAGCGCGGGATGGCCCTTGAGGAAATTCATTTCCGTCGTGGGTCAATGTGGGCGGCGAGACGTTTTCTCGACCTCCCGACACAGATCAAAGCGATCCTAGAAAACGAGCTGCTGATGGACGCAGCGCTCAAAGCCGAAGCGGACGCCTCCGCTGCGGCCTCAAAGACTGACGACTTGTAACGGCGCTACGGCCCCACAAACGCCCGCTACGGCTGGCAAGGAGAAATGAACATGGCAACTCAAAACCCAGAGATGGATCAAGCTCTCATCCAACAGGTATCTTCGCAACAGCTCGGCGTTGCGCCGCAAGCTGCACCGCAAGCTGCGCCCGATCCTCGCGCAGACCCAAAAGCGGACAACCCGCCAACGAACACTGAGTCAGCGACCGCAAAAATCAGCCCTCAGACTGAAGGCGACAAGGCTCGCGAAGACGCATTCATCGAAGTTGACTTCGGAAATGGCCGCAAAGAGGTTATGTCGTCTTCTCAAATCGCTGGCCTCACCACGCGATACAAAGACCTCAACCACAAGAACGCGACACGCTACAAGCCCCTTGAGCCTGCCATTGGCCTCATGGAGCAGATCATGGAACAGGCTCGCGCCAGCGGGCAGGAAGTCTCTGGCGATGAGTTGGCTGGCTTTATCCAGGCCGCTATTCAGGGCTACACGTCCAAGCCCCAAATGGGTGGGCAGCGCGACGCCACCCCAGACACCCCAGCGGGTTACGACGAGATTGACGGTCAGTTTGAAAAAGAGCTTGCACAATGGGAGCAGGAAAACGCCGTAAGCGTGCCGCCCATGTATCGCAATGCCGCAAAGATGATGAACCAGATGCAGGCTGAGAACCAGCAGATGAAGACGGTTGTCGCGCAGCTTCTCCAACAGGCTGGCCAAGTGAACCAAGAGTCACGCCAGCATGTTGAGAACGCGCAAATGTCCTCGGAGCAGGCGTATCGCCAGCAGGCCGCGAACAACCTCAACGCGGCTCAGGCTCAGCTTCAGCTACCAGACGACGCGGAGCAAGACTTCTTCGACTTCGCGTTTGGCCGTGGATACGCCGTTGAAGACTTCATCGACCGCGACCTGACCATGCGCGTCATGCAAGATTTCTCCAACAACCGAGCCACGCCAGAAATGGAGCGCCTTCGCGCACTCAACCAGCGCCGCCAAGCCTTCACTGGCTCTGTCAACGCGACCCCAGCCGCGTCTGGAACCCCGCAAAAGCTCAGCAACGACGAAGCCTTCATGAACCAATTGGCTGACAAGGCGATGGCAAAACGCGGTATGCGTTGAGGACGACGCCGCCATTTTGGCGTGTAAAATATAAACCAGTCAGGCCACTCCCGCCATGACTGCCCACCTTTGGCGCACACCAATCCTCCCTGGTGTGCGCCATTTTTTATTGTGTGGACGACAGACGCCGCAAGCAGAGTGCAAACTGGCCCTCAAGGTGATGGCGCTACGGCCCCATGAAGTCACCCACGGCAACGAACAAGTCTTCTTAGGATGGAAAGCCAGAGGACAAGTGACTGCCCTCAACACGGACACCTAGCGCCAAAGGAGAAACATCATGGCTGCTATCACTGGTCTTCGTGGGACTGGTCAGTTTAACACTGACTTCCGCCCCACAAACTACCGCGAGCTTTTCACGCTGATGGAGCCTAACGGCACCGCACCGCTGCAAGCTCTCCTCTCGATGGCTTCGTCTGAATCCACCGATGACCCCAAGTTCAACCACTTCCGCGACGAACTTCCTGATCGTAAGCTGTCGGTAAACGGTGCTGTTGCATCGACTTCGACTGCTTCCATCGTGGTTGACGCCTCGGATGATGAAGGCTTTGTGGTCGCTGGTGCGATCCTTGTGAACGTAGAGACTGGCGAGATGATGCGGGCAACCGCTGACGCCAACCCTTCTACGCACACCCTGACTGTCGAGCGCAACATTGGTGGCACGTCGCACCAGATTGCTGACAACGCAAACCTCATCATTGCAGGTTTTGCATCGTCGGAAGGTGGCTCTTCGCCCACCGCGATCTCGTTCGATCCGACCACTGACTACAACTTCACCCAAATCTTCAAGACGTCGGTCTCCGTGAGCGGCACCTTGCAGAACACCTTCCTTCGCACTGGCGACAAAGAGCAAGAGCAGCTTACCAAAGCTCTCAAGCTGCACATGTCGGACATCGAGCGGGCGTTCTTCTTCGGTCGTCGTCACGAAGCCAATGCGGCTACCTCGGCTCCGACTCGCTACACTGGCGGTCTGACCTCGATGATCCCGAACGTCACCGACGGCGCAAGCTACGGTGCTTCGGCAAACGTCATCACCGAGAAAGAGTTCGACCGTCTGTTGATCGAAGACATCTTCGCTTACGGCTCTGCCGAGAAGGTGGCTTTCTGTGGCCCTCGCGTAATTTCCAACATGATGGAAATCGGCAAGAACCGCTGGCAGCCCACCCAGATCGACAACGCCTACGGCGTTTCGCTGTCGCGCTACACCACCTACGCAGGCGACCTGCTGGTGATGATGCACCCGATGTTCCGTCAGGTGCCTGGCATGGCAGAAGAGATGATCGTCCTCGATATGGCTGAGCTGAAGTATCGCCACATGCAAGGCCGCGATACTTCGCTGATCCGCAACATCGAAGCACCCGACTTCGACGGCGTGAAGCACATGTATCAGACTGAAGCTGGTCTCGAAATGACCCAAGCCAAAGTCCACCACCGCATCAAGGGCTGGTCGGCGGTCTCCTAAGAGGACGACCCACGACATCCCAAGAGCATAGACTGGGGCGGGAGCAATCCCGCCCCTTTCGTTTTCTGGAGACTAGACATGACGTCAACTGACCGTAACGCTGTAAGGCAAAAGGCGGTTCGATCCGTCAAGGCAGAGACTGCCGACGACGTGGCTGCCGCGACGCCGAAGCGCTCTGGCCACATCTTGTTCGTGTCGAGCGAAGAAGAGACCGTTCGCTTTGACATTATCGTGGTTGGAACGCGCATAAGCCCGTTCTGGGATGAAAAGCGCGAGCATCTGATCTGGTCTGTCCCCGTCGACCTTGTCGAGCGCTTCTCTGCTCATGAGTTTGTCGTCAAGGGACGCATCAAGAAAGAGAAGTAAGTCATGGCAACTCCCCCGCGCACATATGACCTCATCGAAGGTGAGCTTCCAGAGAACGACGACCCTCGTCACGTTGAGGCTGACGGCTCTTCAAGCGTGGGGGCCATTGACCTCAAGGCGACGGTCAACGCCAATGTGGCTCAAGAAGCCGACGCGTCTTGGCGCGACAACGAGCGTGCGCGAGAGCATCGCAACCGCTTCTCTTCAAACCAGCCCCACATTCGCGCACCATACTCCCCTCTGGAGACGCTGGTCCTTCAGTCGTTGCGCCGCTACGGGGACATGCACCCTGGCACGGTCGACGGCGAAGTCATGATGATGTTCATCGAATTTGCGAACCTCGTCATCGAAGACTTGCGGGGCCACCCATACTGGGACAACCCAGAGATAGACTACTACATTCACGCCTCCGAATGGCGTGCGATCCCAGACAACATCATCGTGTCTGGCTTGCTCTATCACTACTCTGTGCAGCAGCAATCCAACAAGATCGAAGCCTATGGCCCGATGTATTTCAAGATGATGAACCGCGTCCTTTACCAGCGCAAATACGGCTCTGGGAAAATAGAGATGTCCCCGTTTGACAAGTCTCAGCTTCCATCTGGGTCGCAGCCATATGACGCGCGGAGAACATAATGTCGACGACACAAGCTCCATCTGGCGTAAAAATCAAGGTTTACCCATACGAGGATTTTCAGGGCATCGACGCTTCGCGTGATGTCGGCGCACTCGACACTGGCCAAAAGCAACACATGGTCGAAATCCGCAATGGCTTTGCTGACTGGCGCGGCTCGCTGGTGCGCGACCCAGGCGCTGAGCCTCGGACTGAAGGCAATAAATACATCAAGCACCTCAACTTCTTTGGCCGCGACTTGGCCGTATGGGCGCAGATTGATGGCGGTGGGACCACCCTCAAGTCTGAGCGAGACCACATCCTGCCTGAAGTTTACCCAAAGTCAGCCGTCGTGACCTCTACGGTTTACAACAACAAGGTTATTTTCGCGTCGCGCGACTATCCCATGTATCAATACGATGGCTTCTCGTGGGAAGAAATCAAAGCGGGCAGCGACCCTCGGCCAGCCTTTGTGGCCTCAATCCAGCGCCGCCTCGCTACGGCAGGCGCACCTGGCCGCAGAACCATCATCGACTTCAGCCGAGTGGACAATGAAGGCGTCTTCACTGCGGACGAAGAGCCGACCGCCACGCAAGTCACGAAAGCCGCCGACATCGACGTCGCCAACATCATCGGCACAGCCGACGAGATCAAAGGTATTGGTGTTTTCGAGAACAGCCGTTTGGCCGTGTTCACAAACGACCAAACCCTAATTTACCTACTGCACCCTGACCTGACGCAGTGGCAAATCGACGACAAAGCCAACATCAAGGTTGGAACCATATCACACAACACTGTCGTGCAGGCTGGCGCTGACCTTCTGTTCTGTTCTCGCGACGGCATTTACTCGATCCGCCGCTCCGAGACGAATGGCATCACGATCTACAACATCCCCATGTCGAATAAGATCGACCTGACATACCGCGCAATGTTGCGGAATGTTTCTGACCACGAAAAGATCAGCGCATACTACGACCAGGACGAAGGACAATACCATGTCTTCTTCCCGCTCTCAGAGAAGATCACCAAGCGCCTGACGCTTTCAGTGTCTCCAGTCGCTGGCGGCGAGTCCAAGTGGTCGACTGGCGACTTTCTTAACGCAACTTGCGGCACCGCGCTTGGCGGCAAAACCCTCATCGGGACGCCTGGCGGCATCTGGGAGCGCAAGCGCATTGAGGACGAGACCAGCTTCAGCCCTGAGATGGTTATCAGCACCCCCATTCTATGGCAGGGCGCAATCAACGACACGAAAGAAAGCTACTCTTTCATCCTTCAAGCAACAGGCAAGGGCGAGCTTCAGGTCGAGGCGTTTGACGAGCGCGGTCGCTACCTCTCAGCGATGCAGTTCCTTATCGACCCAAGCGGGGCGGACGACAACTTCCCCGATGTTCCCCTACAAAGACAATACGAACGCAAGTTTGAGCATCGCTATCGTGGAGTGCAATTCCGCTTCACGACGCGAGGCAAAGGCTTGTTGAAAATCATCGGCTTTGCCGTGACCGTGAGGACATAAGATGGCCCGTCTGAGACAGCAGCATCCGCAGAACTATGTAAATTCGGGCAACATCCACACCGAATTTGAAAACTTGATCCGTTACACGAACGCCGCTGAGCTTGGGAACAAGACAGTTGGTGAGCTTTTGTCGATCCTGTTCAATGAGGAAGGCGTCTTCCGTGGCCCGATCCAGATGCGCGTTGACGCTCAGTCTGGCCTCCAGTTCCGCGTTGGCATGTATCAATCCGAGGCTGTCGGCTGGCAAGACCTGGTCGACATCGGTTCGCTGCGTGGCCCTTCTGGCTCCAATGCTGGCACGATTGAAGGCCCGTTCTTCTATAACCGCCAAGACGTGGTCATCACGACAGGCGTCGAGTCCATCGCGGTAAC